TTTATTTTCGTTATTAATCCGGTTAAAGAATCGGAGGGGGTTTCGCAATTTTCTTTTCGGAATTGAATTCGAATTTTTTTTTTCGCTATAGACCGCAGAAATAACCGAAGGGGGTATCGTGATTTACTTTACGAGATTAGAACGGATTTTTTTTTCGTTATAGTCGAAGGGGGTGTCGGATATTTCTCCGACATTTCAGTCGATTTTTTTTTCGTTTTTATACGCATAAGACTCGCTGAATAATCGAAGGGGACGGGCGCATCTTTCTACGCAATTAACCCGAAAAAGTCCATAAAAAATACGCCTACGATGACGAGTCGTAGACGCTATAAACGAAAAATAAGCGAATGGATATACCGTTTAAGTGTCCGCAATAACACAGTCTTTTTTGCGAGAAAGACTACGGGTATCCGAGACGATATAAAACGGGGACGAGCCGTTCTATACTTCGTATGATAAACGATTTTTAAACGAATGTCAACTACTTATGCGTTCTTTATTCGAATTAACTGCGAATGTGTCGTGTGTATGCGTGTGTGCGCGTATCAGATGTGTAGCGCGCCTTAGTGGGATTTTTGGTCGCTGAATACGTTATAAACGCTATACGTTAAGAGGTATTTCTGCGTTGTAACAACGCTTGTGTGCGTGGTCGTGCGTATGCGTGTGAGCGGCGCTTTAGTGGGATTTTCGAGGTCTGAATACGTTATAAACGCTATACGTTATAAACGCCATACGTTATAGCGTGTACGCCTGCACGGGTGCGCCTGCGTGCGCGGCGGCGGTCGGCTGCGGTGGTGCGCGCCTAGTGGGATTTTTGACGGCCTAATACGTTATAGGCTTTTTACGCTTTTATTGTGTTCTATAACGTGCAGGCTTTGCCGGATCGTTTGCAGTCTTTGCAGGCTGTGGCGCTTGTTGTCCGTTTCGTCCGATCCTTGCAGTGAGTGGCGGATATCTTGCGAATGTTTTCGGATCGTTGCCGGATACATGCGCGCATTTTACTATATAAGAAGAAACTCGAACGCTTAAAATTTATGTGAACGCTCAACGCTTACGGCTGCAAGCGGTTAACGGTATTTTTACGATCGTTTTATAAAACTTTTTAAAATTATCGATTGCAATTTTGCAATGCGTTTTGTATAATTGCATTAAGCAATAAAGAAAGGCGGTGCGAATATGAATAAGGCGCAGGAAGTTGAAAGCGAAATAAAGGCGCTTTTATCGTCGGATGTATCAAGTAATGAATTGAGCCGTAAAGCCGATATATCTTTATCGACGGTTAGCCGGCTGCGCTCCGGCAAAATGTCACTCGATAACATAACGCTCAATAACGTAAAAAAGTTATACAGCGCGCTGGACGATCGAGCGAAATAGCTTACTTAAATAGTAACGCTAAAAACTTTATTTAAAAAGTTGTAAAAAAGCATTGCAATATTAAAATACCCGTGTTAAGATGGTATCAGTTAGAAGGCGCGCAACGCTTTAGCGCCTATAAAATAGACTTGCGTTGCGGCGTGTTAGTACGGATAGGGTAGCGCCTCTAAAAACGCTAACAAGCAAATAAACGAAATTTAAACGAAAAAACTAAAAAGGACGGTAAAAACATTATGAAAAACATTAAAAATTCACAAGCTAGAGTCGCGGTTACTAATCTAGGGATGTATAACGAAGGATCGTTAAATTATGAGTGGCTTAACGTACCATGTGAGCGCGAAGAGTTTAACGCAGCGCTTAAAAGAATCGGAGTGGACGGCGTAAACTATGAAGAATATTTCATATCGGATTATGAAGGATTGAACGGTATATCTGAATATAGTAGTTTTGACGAAATAAACGAGGCGGCAAAGATTGCGGAGTTATTGCAGGATAAAGCAAGCGAATGCGGTAATATTGCCGTAAGCGTTGACGACGTTGTAACTGCATTACGCTCGGTTATATCTGATGTGCTATATAAAGACTATGACGCGGAGGATGTGGAGGCTATACTCGACGATATATCTTTATATGTATCATACAATTTTATTGACGGCCGCGGCTTTGAAACACTATGGACGGCGGAGGATGAATACGCGGAGTATTTAAAGGATATTGACGAAACTCTTAACGATTTATTAAATAGTGAGTTTGCACCGTTTTTCGATCTTGACGAATATGTTAAACACGAGTTACGTTTTGACGATACTGTTAAGCATTACGAAGACAATATTATTATCAGATATTACGGATAATATCGGAGGCCAAACGAATGGACGATAAAAGGGACGAATTAAAAGCGTATGCATTATGTTTACTGTTTGGCGCATTACTAGGCGTTATATATGTAATGTATCGAATGCAGGCGGATGCTATTTATTACGGATATTAAACGAAAAAACTAAAAAGGACGGTAAAAACATTATGAAAACGATTAAAAAAACGATCTTAACAACGGTAACAACGGCGGTATTATTTACGGGAATCAACGCAGGACAAAACGAAGCGACGGCGGCAAAGTACGAAGGCGGAGCGCAGGCAGCTTGTGAGATGTACCGCGTATGTAATAAAAACGCTAGTATCTACGAATTCAAAGCGCTTAACGCGCATTTACTGCAAGACCTAACTTACTACGACGCGCAAGAAAAAAGCCGCAAAAAGCTAGTGAAAGGCGCTTATTATCACGTTGTTTATATCGGTGACTATCCGAAAAAAGCCGTTAGAATCAATAGAACGAAACGACTAGATGCGAAATATAAGCGCATTCAGTCGCAGCAAAAGCGCTATAAATTCCGCAACTATAACGGCGGGTACACTTTTTAAAATCGAATAAACAACGCGAAGGCGCTCGGATTATATCCGGGTGCTTTTTTGTTGCGTTTTTTCGTAGCTGCACGGCTGCAATGCGGCCGTGATCCGATATTTAACCGCTAATAACTTATAACGCTATTTAAACGCTATACAAGCGCATTCTATCCGTAGTGGTGCTATACCATTAAAACGGGTATAACGTCGCTTGTGTGGCGTTTATTTGCGTTTAAAAGCGCAGGCGGTTATATACAGTTATATCTGCGCTATCAATTCGCTTTTTTCTGCGGAGGTGCAGCGCCTGCATTGCTGCCGTTGGTTCCGTTTAAATATGCGCCGTTGATTCCGATCAAAGAGGCGAAGGGACGGCCTGCGCGCGCTATTTGTCTACCCGTTATTTATCCGCTTTTATTCCGTGCATTAATAGCGTTATGTTATGCGCTTATGTATTTCGCTAATATAACCGCATATAAGCGACGTTATACAATTTACGTACTAAACTATTAGAATGGTATTAATACGCTTGTAACACGCTTTAAAACGCTTATAAACGATATAGAACGGTATGTTATAACGCTATGTATTAGCGTTGTTATATGCGGTTATATATGCAGGCGTATTTACTGCGGTTATATGTGCAGGCGTTTATATGCGTTATTAAAGCGCTATGTTATATCGTTATGTATTAGCGCTATTATATGTGTGTATGCGTTTATGATCGATGTTATATGCGAATCAGTAACGATGTTATAAGCGTTGTTATATGCTGCAAAGAACGAATGTAAAGCGTTATGTTATAGCGTTGTTATATGTGAGTGTATAACGAATGTAAAGCGTTGTTATATGCGAATGAGTAACGATGCTAAAGCGTTGTTATATGCGAATGTGTAGTGTGTTGATAGCGAATGTGTTGGCGTTGCTGTGTCGTTGCTGTATCGTTGCTATTACGTGGCAACGTATGACAGAACTCACGCAGCACAAACCGAATACCTTAACGCTTAACGCATAAATATTCGTTAATTATTCGTTTAACTTCTGATAATATTAGTTATGTAAACTAAAACATTCGTTAAACAAACGCTCAAACGCACGCATACCAACGCGTTAAGCCGTTTACATTGTGTAACGTCGTTATACATTCGTGAAACAACACGCATTCACACGAAACAGAACGCATAAAGCTGCATAAACGACCGAATAAAAACGAATGAAACGGACGGGACGGGCGGGGGATGTTTCAACGGATGCAGCGCGCCTGACGTATCTCCAAACGCTACAAAATTTTAAACCGGTATCAATATTTCTACGCAATCTAACGCCATCTCAACGCAATCTAACGCTATTTCAACGCATTTCAGCGCAATCTAACGCTATTTCAACGCCAAACA